ACATTATTATTAAAAATATAATCATATGTTTTAGATATGAGACGATTAATTGATCCTCCAAAATCACCTTCAAAAATTACGTCAGTTTCAAAATAATTTGCCACTAATTGGGGATATGTTATCTCGAAACGATTTTTAATATCAAACCCGATGTTTTGATATATTTTTATGACCTTTTCCCAATTAAACCCTCCACCAATACAATGACTACCTCCAGTAACAAAAATTTTATTGACCTTCATTTTTTTTATAAAATTTTATTATAAAATCAATGATACCAAAAACACTCATTGTTGCAAAGAATACAAAACCTAATATTATCATTATGTCCATATTATTTATTATTTTCTTCTAAACATTTTTTACATGTTCCGTCTTTATCTAATAAAATATTGTGCACTGAACATATTTCATTAGATTTATCTTTTTCCAAATGTTTATTCCATTCTTCATTATAAAATATAAAATCAGTCATTGTTTTTATTTTTAATTAACCAATATAGGTGGACCACTAATACCATTAAATTCACCAATATTATTGGGTATGAAACTTTAAAAAATCCATATACAATCCATACTACACATGCAATTCCATTTGTGATTCTTATTTTATTAACATCTTTGAATATAAATGATAGTATTGTGATTACCATACCAACATATCCTATTAACTCAATCATAAACAACTTTTTAATATCTCTTTACATAATTCATCAGGTATCTTACTTCTTTCATATGCATTTGCTCTACCTTGTGTTCCAGTTCTACTACCTCTTGGTGCGGCGACGTGACATGGGTCACCATTCTTACACATAGGACGTGGAACCCATACATCACTGTTGGTCCATATATCGGTTGGTTTCATTCTTTCATCACCATATTGACAATATGTTACGCTCTTTCTTGGTAAATCTTTCACAACATCTAACTTACGAAGAACTCCACGTGGGTTTTCCATAAACCAATACTTTGGTTGGAAGTATTCAATTATTTCAATTGTTTTCTTAACCAATTCAATACCTAACTTCGCAGTTTCCGTTTTAGGTATGTATGCACCTTTACCTCCACTCCAATGATGACCTATTGCTGCAACACTAAAACCAGTGCATGGTGGCGACGCCCATATCACATCTGGTTTGAACGGTACTTTTTTTACATCGAAATCTAATATACTGATAGGGTAGTGAATTCCTTCGAATGATATTAAATCTGATGAAAATACTTCGTAACCAAGTTTTTCAGCTTGTTTCCCTACTGAACGACTTCCAGCAAATAATTCTAGTAAATTCATATAGTATTAATATATGAAAAAATACTGACAATAAAAAAATTATAAAGCAAAACTTTCACCACAACCGCATGTTCGTGATGCGTTAGGATTTTCCCATTGAAACCCTTTACCATTCAGACCATCTGAATAAGTAAGAGTGGTTCCATAAAGATATAATAATGACTTTCTATCAACCAAAACTTTTAATCCCCCATCAACTTCAAACACGTCATCTAACTCTTCTTTCGTATCATCAAAATCCATGACATAAGATAAACCACTACAACCACCACCTTTAACACCAACTCTTAGATAGTGTGTATCTGATGTCATTCCTTCACTGACCATTATTTCTAATATATGATTTAGTGCCTTTTCTGAAACGTCTATCATTTTTTAATACTATCTAATAACATTTTATTCGCTTCTTTATCTATGTTCATCATAGTCGTATCCACAATTTGTTTGTGACCTAACTCTTGTCTCAATCTATTAATTTCTTTTCTTTGGAAATAACATAAAACTAAAACAGATATTGCTAAACCCATTCCTATTTGACTTTGATATTTTTTTATAAATTGTACCATATTAATTAATATTTTTCTTCAAAAATGATTTCTTCCAATCCTTGTTTTTTTCTATAATCGTTTATTGCTGATTTAATTGCGTCTTCAGCTAAAACACTACAATGTATTTTAACTGGTGGTAAATTTAATTCTTCCACTATATCCATGTTATCTATTTGAACCGCTTGGTCTAAGGTTTTTCCTTTTAACCATTCGGTTGCTAATGAAGATGACGCAATTGCGGAACCACAACCAAAGGTTTTAAACTTAGCGTCCGTAATTATACCATCATTTACTTCAATTTGTAATCTCATTACATCACCACACTCTGGAGCACCAACTAATCCTGTTCCCACGTTGGTTTTAGATTTGTCCAAAGTTCCTACATTTTTAGGATTTGAATAGTGGTCTAAAACTTTGTCACTATACGCCATAATTTATCTTTTAATCATAAATATATTATACGATTAATTCGTCGATATTAATGTTGTGTTCATCTAATATTTCATGAATTTTATCGTATACCATTTCTAAAGCATCATACTTGTCCATTTCCTTACCCTCCATTGACCATTCCAAAGATTTCTTGGTGTTATGGATGATGTCCCATATAGCTAATGCTAAGTCAAGAGATTTGACTGCTCGTAAATGGGCGTACCTATCATCAACATCATTTAAATCAAATTCTATTTTTGCTTTCGCCATAAATCACTCAATTTTCTTGTAGGTCTTTTTGTTATCATTCTTCCGTCATCCGTCTCCTCCATTAGAGGTGCTCTCCAAATTTCATAAGCCATCCAAAGTGTAGTTAAAACTGCAACAATAATAATGTACTTCATAAAATTGATTTATTGTGTAAAATATTTTGATTTCCAAAATTGCCACCATTTTCTTTTAATAACTGGTCTACATTCTGAAAAAGGATTCTCACCAAAGGAAACTTTATTCATGTATTTTGCTGCAAGAACATTAAAAAATATTTCATGATATTTTTTTGGTATCTCAGCAAAATCGGCTTGAACATCAACATTTAAAAATATTGGGCCGTCTTCACTATATACCACAAACTGTTCTTGTAATTTAACAATTTGTGTTGATTTTATATTCAAAAAATCACCATTACCCAAATGAAACTGACCATCACTTTGAACCATATTATTCCGTTTTTGTATATAAAATATCTTCAAATTTTTGTGCACATAAACTGTCTTCTTCTTTCAACATCTCTAATGCAATTTCATATCTACCCAAATTAGTTTGTAGTATGAAAAGTGAATCTTGTAATTCCGCCTTTTGGATATCACCGCCTGTCAATGAATCCTTATTTACTTTACATTTTGTCAATTCATCATTTTGTTTCATGTATTGAAAAGACAATATGACCAAAAATAAAAGTGAAAATGTTAAACCAGCTCTAAGTTGTGTTTCTGTTTTCATAATATTTGTATTTCTTTTAATAATTCAGAGACATCTTCTTCGGTTAAATATCCCAACACGTCTCCTCCAGAAACAGGATTATCATAATGAATTTCATTATTTAATAACACCGCCAATTCATATAATCCTTCTCTTCCCCCGTAGGAATAATCATGTTTAACTATTGATGCACCCCATCCATTTTCGAAAAAAATTCTTGAACTAACTCCATTATGAAATGGTTCTGTTGGTGTGAATGTTAAATCTTTGAAAGTTTTCATTTTAATTTTTTTTATAAACGAATTTAATAAATAATAATTCACGAATTAAAATTCTTCAATGATACCTAACACTTCCGCCAATCCGAAAAAAATTGCAGCACTACCTAATGAATAATCCCATAACGCCCAACAACCAATTATTCGGATTATACTTTTTAACATAGATGTATAAAAATGTTTTTTTGATTTACTTTCTTTAGGTTGCATTATACTAATTTATTTAAAAGAATTTCTTTAACAGCAATCCAATATACCAATTCGTCAGAATATCTTTCGGGGTTATATATTGTTTTTTTTGTGTTTGGTTTTAACATTTGAATTTGTCTATCACAATGTTCGACTGCGGCAGTTGTGGCAAGTCTAACTATTCTACCTTCTATCATCAAACTTATACCAGGTTTATAAAGACTAACAGCTTTTTCATAGTGATAGTCATAGAGTAAATCAACCATTTTGAATATATCAGGTCTTTTTGTTGCCATTTTTTTATTTAATTTATAATAATATAATAAAAATTATTTGGATTTCAAAACTTTTGATTTCTGTCTATATTTTTCAATAAAATTGATTCTTTGTCCAATCCAATACATAACATTGACTGTCATTGAATTACCTAATCCACCTTTAACACTCGAATAGGAAGGTTTTTTTCCATTAATTTCAAAATCTAAATAACCATCAGGAAAACCTTGTAATCTTTCGAGTTCTTTTTCTGTGAATCTTCTGATTCCGTGAGTATCCACCCAATAGTTTGAGGTGGATGTTTTTCCAAAACCGTCTACTAAAGTAGTTGCATATGATTTGGTTACTGTACCTGCGAGTTTAATTTGTCCGAGAATATTTTTGGAGTACTCATCCCTCTTGATTTTATTCTTTTCTTTAACGCTTTCAAAACATCCTTCTTCAAATAGTACGGCGAACGGGAATCTCCAATTTTTTCCACGATATCCAACAATATAGATTCTTTTGCGTCGTTGGGGAACTCCGAAGTATTGGCTGTCGAAAACCCTATAAGCGATGGAGTATTCTTCTCCTTGGACAACACCTTGTTTGTCGAGATTTTCTGGTTTAAAGTTAACACCTGTGAAAGTTGAGATGATTTCACATAGGGCTTTTTTGTGTTTGTTTTTAAAAACGCCTTCGACATTTTCCCAAATGAACCATGTGGGTCGTTTCTCTTTAAGAATTCTTCCATACTCAAGTGAGATTCTACCACGGATATCATCCATTCCTTTGTTGAGCCCTGCATCGGAAAAAGATTGACAAGGCGTTCCTCCGACCAATAAGTCGAATTTTGTTTTTTTGTACGTTTCATTTTGGTTAAGTTTAGTTATGTCAGTAAATAAAGGAGTTTTTGGATAATGATGTGTCAACACTTGTTGTGGGAATGTTGCAAAATCACACACACCAACACATTTCCATTTAAGTGGTTTCCAAGCAACCGAAGCAGCTTCAATACCACTACATACAGATAGGTAAGTCATTTGTTTATTGTTTAGTTACTACGAAATTATAAAAATAATTTGAATTAACAAAAAAAATTATACATTGATTATCAATGAGTTATGAAATCGTATTTTTCTTTCCTCCATTCTAAGTTGGAGTATTTTTTAAACTTGTTTGTAAGATAACATATTGCCTCTTCAAATAATTTCGGAACCACTGTATTTGCTTTTCCATAAGATTGTACTAACTGTCCCTTCCTATATTGTAAATTGATTTTCTTTCTTTTGTGTTGTAATGAAACAAAAATATAAATCGCACCATGAGGAAATTGTTTGGACATACAATTTTTCATTGTATATCCCTCGATTCTGAAATCTTCTTCTGATAATATTAATTTAGGTTTAAAATTCATATCACCCAATTTAAATTCTTCTTCCAAATCATTAATTACATTGTTAGGTAAAAGATATTTTACTTTATATCCTCTTGTAAAATGTATTTTGAACCCCGACCAAATTTCCATTAGATTTTCAAATTCATGATCATTCTTAGCCCTGAATTTTAGATTTAAACCTTTTTGTTCTAACACCTCTCTTATTGTAAAAAGTTTGTTCAACATGTAAATTAACGAATCACTTTTTAATGTGTCCTTTTCCCATTTGTTAATAACACTCACTAAAGAATTTTTTTCTGATTCATTTTTTAATTCATGAGTTTTTTTATTCGGTGTTGCATCATAACAATGGTGTTCCCATTTTATTTGTCTCAAATAATCTATGTAGTTTGAACCAAAAAGTTTACATAGATAATTTAAAGATGAAATCATAACCGGTTTGTCCGTATGTTTATTTAATTCACCAATAAGATATTTTGATTTGATATTATAAGAATCAAGTACCGCAGGTAAAAACTTATATTCGTTTTTTTCTAACCATTTTTTCTTTGGATATTCGTGTTGAATATCAAAATAGATTCCGTCGTGTCCTTTAATACCTTTTAATTCTAAATGTAAATCTACCAACATATCATATAGATGATTTATGTGGTATTCACCTTTTTGTAGTTTATGACTTATGAAATCGTTTTTGAAATAATCTTTTATTTGATTATAAAAAATAACTAAT